TTATCAAAGATGGGTTTCCGCCGCGCTGGTATGTGCAGGATCGGCTTGATGATGGCGTTGCACTCTTGTGCCGAGAAACCGACATGTGGCCGGGGAATACCTGCATTTGCGTCCGACCGAAGGCGCTGACAACAGACAATTGGCTCCCTACTGCTAGGCGCATTGCTGAGGGCTTTGACGCCGACATCACCGACCTGCGCGCCCAACACACCGCGCAGGCAGCGGAGATCGCCAGCCTGACCGCCGAGCGGGATCGCGCCCTCACCCCAGCCGACGCCACCGCCGCACTGGACCGGATGCTGCGGGCCGAGCGGAACAAGGCGCGGCTGGAGGCGGCTGGCGGGCTGTGGGAAAAGCATGTGCCGTATATGACAAGCAAGGGCCGCGACCCGGGCGACTACACCAGCCAATTCAGCCTCGCCCATGACGCCATCCTCGCCACCATCGAACGGGAGAACCAGAATGAGAACTGACCTAAGATATGCATGTATCGTTACGGTGATTTACTCGCCATGTTTTATACTGCTTATTGGCGCTTTGGTGCTGGGATACAGCGTGTCAGATAAGGCGGCGGCAGTGGTTGGCATATGGTCCTTTACAAATCTCATAGTGGTAATGCTTAATCGGTTCCTTGACGGGTTCTCAATCCTCGACACCATCGAAAAGGACCAACCCAAATGATCTACGATTTCACAGACGGAACAATCACGATCACTCAAACCGCAGAATGCATGGCCTATATTCAGCTTGAGAACAAACTTGCGGCTGGCGCTGATTATGATCGAGTGGAAAACGAACAGGTTGTCGTAACTGTTATCAAGGGCGCTGGTGAAACACCGGAAATGCTTTTCGTTGTAGACAAATTGACGGGAATTGAATACACTATCGACGTGCCGGACCATGAAACCGGGTCTGTGTGCGTGCCATATTTCTTGGGGATGTAGGGATGACAGTTGAGCAGGCTATGATCTGGAATGCGGCAATTGAGGAGGCGGCCAAGAAATACTTGAACGGACTTGGCGCGATCCTGCAATTGAAGAAGCAATTTGTCGTGACAGTAGAACACATCGGCACCACGACGAAGCAGAATGTGGATGTGATGGAATAAATGACCCAAATCAAAGTAACATTCAATGATGTGATGGGCAATGATCTTGAGGTTGTGAAAGACGCTAAGGTCAGCTTTGACAATGATATGACCGTAGAGCCGGAAGGATGGTATGATGTTTCGGCAGGCAACCTGCGCCGCGAACAGCCGAAACTCACAGAAAAACAGCGCGGCCTGATCAAGTATCTTGTGCGCGGAATGCCTAGCGCTGAATACGACGATCTTGTCAATTCGATGTTGACAACGGATGATCCTCAGCGGATCAAGTCTCTACTGTGGCGGTTCCGCAAGACGCCAATTCATGCTGCGCCGTTCGGCCATGGCTACCTGAAATTCACGGTGGAAGCTCCTGTGTTTGTGGCGCGGCAATTGGTCAAGCACAAGTTTCTGCGCATGAGTGAGGTAAGCCGCCGATACATCAAGGGTGCGTCTGAATACTATGTGCCCGACAATTGGGCCAGCATCGCAGCACAGGTTAAGCAAGGCGCAGGCGATCCGCTAGATGAAGATAGCAACGACACAGCGATGAATATGGCTCTTCATGCGATTGACACGAGCGACCGGATTTATCAATGGATGCTGAAAACTGTCGCACCAGAAGAGGCGCGTATGGTGTTGCCGTTGTGCCACATGACGCGGTGGCGGTGGTCAGGTAGCCTTGACGCCTTCATGGATATGTGTGTATTGCGGCTTGACAACCACGCGCAATCCCAAAGCCGTGAGGTCGCGCGGCAGATTGGCGATTGCGTGAAGCAACTGTTTCCGCAATCGTGGGCATCCTATGTGGAAGGGGACGTGTGATGGCAAGCAGATGTGTTGATTGTGTCTACTGTGTCGCAGTCGAATACGGCTACAGTAACTATACCGTTGAAGGTGTCAATGCTTACTGCGCGAAAGAACTGAATCCTGAAATGCCTTTTGATAATTGGTATGGTGAGGATGACAGGCACAAGTTTGCGGAAAACTGCCCATCGTTCATTCATGGCGCTGGCGTATTGATTGACTGTGAACAAGAAGACAAGGATTGGGGCACTGATGACGTTGAGGTGAAATGGGCGGAATACTCGACTGAATACGTAACCGGATCAGACATTGACAGGATCGTGGGATGAAACTGGAAAAAGAAAAAGCGCGGATTGTCATATACAAAGATGAGAACATGCAAACAGTGTCTAACATTTGCCTTGGAGTTCGCGTAGATGGAAAGGTATACGAGATTGAAGGTCTACTAACTGATTTCCGGCTTGACCCAATCAAAGTAGACGACTTCTGCAACATTCACGCCTCATTTGGCATCTATGACTTGGAGACTGTGCGATGACACCACAACAACTAATCGACATGCCGGGCGCTGGATCGGCTGAAAGATGGCTGCGGAAAAATGGTAAGTGGCGGTTGACGCCGACTGAACGGGCGGCTATAAATCTGGAACGAGCACAGACGCTTATCGGCAAGGTGCTTGACGCCATGGAGAACCAAGAATGAAACTGACCATCGAAAAAACCGAACTTACCGCCATGCTGTCAAAACTTGTTGGCGCAGTTGAGCGGCGGAATACCATCCCGATCCTGTCGCATGTGGCGCTGTACGCAGATGGCGATACTCTCACCGGACGCGCCACCAACCTTGATGTAGAGGTGTCTACGACTGGCGCTGCATCCGTCCTCACGCCGGGCGCTACAACCGTTCCTGCTGGCCTTATGGCGACCGTGGCAAGCAAGATGCCGAACGGTTCGCTGATCACGCTGGAACTGAATAAGGGTGTTATGCACGTTTCTGTCGGCAAGACCAAGTTTGATCTGCCGACGATGCCTGTTGATGATTTCCCGGCAATTGCCAATGCGGAATACGCTTCGGAATTCACCATCCCGGCCTTTGAACTGCATCGCGTCCTTGATCTGACCATCAAGAGCCAGTCAACCGATGACATCCGATACTACCTGAACGGCACATACTTGCACCACATTGAGGGCCGCATGCGTGGCGTATCGACTGATGGCCACCGCCTTGCACGGATTGATGGCCCGGAAGTGCCTGAATTCCCCGGAGTAATTGTTCCAAACCGGACCTGCGTGGAGGTCATCAAGCTTCTGGATGCTGGCGACGTAACGATTGGTATTTCCGATGCCAAGATCAGGTTTCAGATCGGCAGCACTGTGTTTGTCAGCAAGGTTGTTGACGGCACGTTCCCCGACTACACCCGCGCTATTCCATCTAATTCCAACTACGTCACCGCCGACGCTGGCCTGATCAAGGCGGCATCTGACCGCGTTGCGGTGATCGCTGACAGCAAGACCAATGGCGTTCGTGTGCAGGTTTCGGATGGTGCTATGCGGCTGTCTGTGCATAGTGTTGCTGGCACAGCGTCAGAGGATGAGGTGGAAGTGCAACACGATGGCCCTGCGATTGATACCGGGTTCAACAGCAAATATCTCGCCGAGTTGCTGACCAACTGTAAAGGTCAGGATGTGCGGTTGGAGTTTGGCGCGGCGATCATGGACCCTATCGTTATCCAGCCGATGGACGATGATGGCGCGCTTTATGTCGTGGTGGCCATGCGGGTGTAAGTAATCCTTGCAGACGGCGGTGGATCATGATACCGTCTGCCTATCGCAACATATGGAGGTTTGGCGATGAAGTTTGAGTATGCAGAGAAGAATGAAGATCGTGAGTGCGTGGCGATTATTGACGCCTATGGGGCGTTTTTAATCAAGACAGATGAAGGATGCACATATATTTGCGGCGATGAAGATACGCCAGTCCACGGAAGTAATAACGACTGGGACTATTCGATGTCAAAAGTTGTCAAAAAATTCTACCATGGCGACAAGATCACCATCACATTTTGAGAGAAAGCCCGGCTAACAACCGGGCCTTTTTGGTATCTGCACCATATTTCAATAAGAATGGACCTAATATGGCGTATTTATGGCTTATCGGCCAAACGAGCCGCAGCCTCACCAGCTAGAGAAGCATACGCCGCACCATCCAAAAAGCTATCGGCTCGATATGTCCCTTGATTGCTGCGGACCATTTTCAGCAACTCCATGAATTGCCATCCCTGCTGCTCGGACATAGCGATGCCAGTAACAGCAATGAACGCTGCAACGCAAGCACCCATGGACCGTTCACCTTCCGGCTTGTCATATGTCGATGCGCGATCCTTCATTTCCGACGCGGCTTGCGCAAGGAAGTCGGTCGCTTTCATTTGGCGGATTACAGGGTCAGTCGTGGTCTTTGGCGCATCAGCTATACAACTGCGATGTCTTTCAATCAAATCCCTAAAGAAACATTGCTGGCACTTACCGTCAATGTGGTATCCAAGGCCATGCTTAATGCAGTTGACTAGCATCATTCCCTCCAAAGCCCATCATGGGCGGTCAACACCAAACCCTTCTTATCATGGAACACCATAGCTTGCAATGCCCTGCGCGGCGCAAACCCTGCGCCGTATGCGTCAGGCGGGCAGAAGGCGCGCATGGAGTGCCACTTGATGCCAGGGTAGTCCTTGCTACTGTCGTGGTGGATATGGCCCGTAAAGCAATGCCTGTCGCGCGTGGAAGACCAGAACGGGCACACATCGGCAATCATCATCACCAGCCGTTGAGGTGGCGACTTATCCCCATGGTGCGCTGCGATCAGGCTATTACCATGCTGGACCATAAGCAGATCACGCGGCGAACGGTCTACAGTCACATTCGCGCAGTCACGATACCGCTCAGCCAGAGCGAATGTCAGGACCATATGGGATGTTTCATCGTGGTTTCCGCGAAGAACCCGCACAGTCACACTGGAATGCCGCTTGTGCAGATGTTCAACCATCCAACACACAGACCGAACTGCGTAGTCCAGAACCTTGTAATAGCGCCCGTCTACGTCCAGCTTGTGCTTGCTTTGCGGGGTTTCGTTCCGGCCATCATCAATGTGCAGGGTATCGCCGCCAAGGATCAGCAGCGCATTTCCTCCATGCGGTGTCAGAATGTCAAGGTTGCCGAACGCCTCTTGCACGTCATCCGTGGCAAGCTGTAGGTCGTAATCATGCCCGCCAGTCTCCTTGCCCCACGCCATCATCCCCATATGCAGATCAAACACGGGATAGACAGTCATCAGACTATTGCGGTCAGGAAGTGCGCTGTCATACGGCGGCGAGTATGCCGGAATATCTCTGAACGCTTCCGCAATATCTTCCAGCCAGTCTTGTCCAGATGCTTCTACTGGCGTCTTGTAGTAGACCGAATGCGTATCCGTCTTGACCCAATAAGAATGAGGCAGTGAAGTTGCCCCCACTGCCTGCATTGCATTGATGGCCGAAGCGTCTGCGTCGTTAATCCGCTTTGCTTTCTCGATCCACCTCCGGGCCTGCCGTTCGGTGATTAACAGAGACGAGGCTACTTGAGGATACGTCATACCACTTTCCCGCAGCGAAAGTGCCTTCTGGTAGTCTGCCATAAACCCTCCTAAGGCTTTGCATAATCTCGCAAAATCCTAGCCTAGAAGTTGCATCATGGCAACGCGGCGCTGTAGGGTGCAGCGCGTCAATGTCGTCTTGGGTGATCACAAATCAGGCTCCTTCTTCACCGGTCCATATCCCCAATCTGTTCCGTTTGCGATCAGACACGACACACCGTTCGGCATGGTGACAAACGTTGTCCAACTGTCAGGACCAGTCCAGAATTCCACAATGCCGCCTTGTTCGGTGACGCCATACCCCTTCCGTTCCTCGTGACGCTGTTCTGACAGGTATTCGTAAACGTCCTTTGTCGGCCCGCAATTCGGATCAGCCGTGGCCGCTGCTACGGCAATTGCAAACATCAACGCCATTGACCTTCCCCCGTGATGACGCCATTTTCAACTAGGATTTTCCGTTCCTCGCTTTCAAGCCAAGCCGCCCGCCAGCCGACAGCCGGTTTATTGTATGGCGATGACACTGGATTACCGCCCGCCGCAATCCATCCTTTTTCAAACGCAGCCCGCGCGAGATGCTGAATGGCTTGAAACACCGGGTCTTTTAGATAATCATCCTTACTCATCATCATCTTGATCCACCCAAAAATGCGCCGTTTTGTGCAGCATGATCTGAGCCAGATATTCACCAATCGCAACGCCCGCTACGATGATGATAAACAGTGAACTGTTGTCCATCCATGCGCCTCCTATGATTACGCAGGCCCATGTTGGCACAGATAACGGATGGCGTCAAGTGAAAAGCCCCGGTTGTCTTGAATGCCAACTTAGGAGGGGTCATTGGCAGACGCGCACACAACCGGGAAAGGCGCAAGTCAAGATAAGCACAAACCCCGCCAGCGGTCAAACTGGCGGGGTTTGTGGATACAAGCGCTTGCAAGCAGTGGGGCATTGTATCTAGTATTGGAGCGGGGTTAGGTATTGCAACTTAAACTTGACGACAATCCCAGAATGGTGGCCAAATCAAACCAGAATTGCGATGTGCGACTTGCGCCCCGCGTAATTGGCGACCCGTCAGCCCGATTGCGTTGGACTGCAATCATTGGACACGGTGACGCTGCGATGCCACCTCTTATTCATCACGGAATACCACAGTCTGCCCACGCACGCGGTGGAACCGTAATATCCGCCAACCGCGACGGGTCAAGCGCGGCAAGACCCCATTTTATAGGGGACAAGTTGAGTGTGGGTCTTAGGTTTCAACCCTTCACACACATTGACTTTATGGCCACCCTCAAGAGACACCACCGCATTGCAAGTTGCGACCATACGGCGCACGATGATGTCACTTCAATATGGTGCCGATCCAAGGAATTGAACCCTGACTTGTGGACTACAAAACCACTGCGCTACCGTTACACCAGATCGGCATCTGTATACCCTACACCCTCCGCATAACCTTGTCAACACCAGCCTGCAAGAAAATGAACCCAACTACAATTCCTTGCAGCCAATACAATTCCGGCGATAGCGGATCAGTCACGCCAAGCCCCAGAACCTTATCCCAGATGATAAGTTTCGCGTTGTAAATCAAGAACATAACCGCAAACGCAGCCTGCACAGGTGCCAGCCATCTACCGCCAGCAATCACCGCAGCCTGCCGCGCCTCTAGTTGCTTGATTGCAACATCTGCCTTGATCCGCTCGGCATCCGTCTTGGCATCATTGCGCGCCATATACGCCGATGCCAGCTTCTCAGCGATGGTTCCGAACAGTGCAAGCCACATGCCATGCAACTCCCTTATGCAAGCCTATTACGTTGCCCAACCGCGCTTCTTGGCGATGGTGTAGTAGCCCTCGACAGCCGCCGCCAATAGAACGCTGCCGATCAGGACTGCATCATTGTCCGATGCGTAACTCACGCCACCGGTGAAACCCGCCGCCAGCCGCAGTGCAATCCGAACCCACGGCGCATATTGCATCACATCTTTCATTTCTTGAACAACCCCAATAGCGCCTCAATGATCATGGCCAGCCAATCCATACGGCTTTCGCTAGGCGATGCATCAACAGCCGACGCGGACCGCAAACAATCTTCAAATATCGTGGCATATCCAGCAACCTTTGCAGCGCTTTCCTGACCGTTGATAATCCGACGCGCGCCCTTGTAGTCACCCGGCAGATAGTCAGCCAATCCCTTGCCCGTGAAAATACCATCAATCATGCCACCAACTGCAACCTTTACGGAAATAGCAGGTTCAAGCATCTTCTCAGGATATGCAGTCAAATCCACGCCTGCATACTTGGACGATTTGGCGTAGTTATCCTTATGCGTCACTTGAACGTAACCACGCCCTAGCCAAGACTTGCCTGATTGATCAAACCGCCAATATGGTGCTTTCACCCACGGCAATTTGCCAGCCTTGAACGCCTTGTCAAGAATATTCACGGCGGCTTGATCCGATGAAGCCTTAGTCTCTCGGACAGGCTGCATTGCCGTTCCAGTCTCATGCCAGACAGTCGCAAGAATATACGCGCGCCAAGTAATGTCCAGATCGGCTGTAGCATCAAGAAACCGATTAAACCCATCAACCTGCCCTTGATCCAGCGGCCCGAAGTCGTCACGAACTGCATCAAAGAAAGCCTTACGATCAATACCCATCACTTCCCCATCCTTATGTCCCGCAGATCAGACTTGATTTCAGAAAACATGCCGCGAATTGTAGCCATGTCTTCTGAACGCCGATTGTCAATTCTAGTCTCTAGCCGTTCAAGGGCATCTGCCGTATTTTGCTCAATCCGGCCCATTTCCTTTGCCTGATTTTTCTGGCCAGCCTCTACCCGAGCGCCCCACGCGATAAACGCTACAAGGCCCACAATAACATGCCACCATTCACGCAAAACGTCCACGCTAAGACCTCGACTGACCAATTAGCCTAAGTGTTACACCTAAGGTTGCGTGAAAGCAAAACATGCCCAACACCGGCACAACATGCAGGATATTCCCATGGAACACAGGAGAACCCGGCACAACCTCATGCATGACCAGCGCAGGTAGTCCAGCACCATACCCGCAAACGAAAATACAATCCTCTACGCTATCCCACTTGTAGCCGCGCTGGATAATGAATTCCCAAACGATATACGATAACCCGATACTAGACCAAACAACCCAACGGCTTGCGAATTCACCGCTCAGGAATGACAGCATCATCAGGAAGCAAAACAGCACAAGCCCAAGAACAACATGGCCGCACTGATTGGTAATCCAGCCATACCAGTCGTTCTTGAAGTTGTCGGCTTCCAGAGTCGTCATGCCGTAATACTCGCCGCCGCGATAAACAGCCCATCCACCAATGCATCCGGCCAACCTAGCGTCAATGCCAGCGCGGCAATCGTAGGGCTGTCACGGCGAAACTCAGTGGCATACTCCCAAGCAATCGCAACCACCCCGCCAGCCGCCGCTACAGCCGCCTCTGCATCGTCTAGCAGTCCAGCATTAAGCAAGGCTGCCCTCGCTTGGAATGCGCTGACAACAGGCGGCACAACCACGGGAATTGCCAACTCACCATCGTAGGCATCCCGCAGCACCTTCTGCCCGTTGACCCATGTCAGAATTTTAGTCATTTCATCCCCCGACGATACATGTAGATCGCGCCTGCATCAATGTTACCCGATGACCACCGAACGCGCGCCTTGCCGATCTTCTGCACCGTAGCATCATAAACCGACGCGCTAAAATCTTCGGTTGTCGTATTCAGCACGGCCCAACCATGGATAGGGTGCAGCGTCTTGTTTATCCGTGGCGCGACAATCTCGGCAATGGCGGTGGCGTTATTGGCCGATCCAGAACTAGTCCAAGCAATGCTGTAACCGGCGTCAGTGGCGCGGTACAGATCGATGATCAGATTTTGGCCAGCGGTGGAACATTCAACCAGGCTGGCAAAAATCATATACTCGTAGCCGTCTGCAAAATCAGGTGTCTCTACAGCCGACAATGCGCCATCCGCACCAAAGCTGTAAATCTCGCCCGTCGCACCGTCTCCATATTCAACCATGTCATATGGATACCAGCCCGCATTGACGACCGGCGCACCATCTTCCGCGCCAGCCGTGGCAATCAGGTTATCACGAAACGCATAACCCAATGCCGAAGTAATCGGCGCATCAGGATCAAGCGACGTGTCTGTAATGTTTGTATGGGCCATTATTCGATACCGTTAAGAGAATACATAAGGCCCGGTTCCATCGCTAAAAAGGTTTGTTCCGTCAGACCAATAAGCCCCGCGCGCTTTTTGTGCATCCGTGCTGCTATCATACACCGGGCGGGTGTTCTCTGTGAAATAGGCGTAACGCCCATCAAATTGAAACTTCTGCGCCGTGATCCTGACCTTGTGACCGACCTTCACGTCATCAACCTGAATGACTTGCATCAATTGCGCCAGCGGTTTGCCAGCCTCATCCGCAGCGACACGAGACGACAACCGCAGCACGTTCACCAGATCGACAGTATCCGAAGCATCAACTTCAATCACATACTCAATAGGCTGGCGGTTGAACCTGTTCAGCAACCGCTTAGACAGAACCCGCACAATCCCTTCCGCGCCATGGTTCAGCCAGCGGCAATAAATATCCCGCGTCTTCACATCGCCATAGTTGAATTGGATTTCCGCATTGGCATCAATGAACAGTCGAGTTTGCAGGAAGTTATCCTTGTTTAGCGCCTTGGTCGGGTCAATCTGCACGCAAGCAAACTGCACGCGAGACAAGCGCTTATCGTTCCTGTCTTTCTGGGAAATGGACAGAATTTGGTTGCGGTCTGAAATGTCGGCAACATTCACCGCGTCTTCCGGCCTGTTAATCCGAAGCTTGATTTCCTGCGCAACGTCATCCCACCAGATGGATACGCCCAACACCATCAACTCACCGATCAGCTTTGCAACGCCTTCCGATTTGCAAATATCTGCGGTCAATTCAAGATTGGGTGCCCATCTTGTGACTTCCGCCTGCCAATCCACAAACGGAATAAACGCAGTCGGAACGTTGGCGTAATTCACAAGCAAGTCATACAAAACATCATCAATCCGCTGCCTGCGAACTGAATAGGTTTGCTGCACTGTGTCATTGACACTATGCCCCGCCGCCACGGTGCCGCGTTGCCCGCGAACCAGCGCAAGAACGTCGCCAGACCGCGTGAACTCGACAATCTCAGAACCAATGACAGCCCAACCCGACGCAGCATATTCAGACCCAACGCCAGCGGGGAGCAACGTGCATGACGTGGCATCTACCGCCATTGCCGCACTCAGGAACCCGCGACTTGTTGCAGGGGCCACAGCGCGGTTGTTATCGGCCAGTTTCAGAATGTCCGCAGCTTCAATCGTGACATAGCCGTTATCATCCGGCCCGTTGATTTCCTGCATGATATAGTGCCGCGTCCGATCAGCAACGAACGCGCCCACATCATCAATATGACCATCAACAATCCGCAACGCCCGGCCAGCATAGTTGGGATTACGGGCTTTGAATTTGGTCCAGAATGACATGCGGTCAGCCGGGTTGTATCCCGGTTCATCCGTCTGTGCTGCACCGCTAACCCGCTCGGCCTGATACTTGTCGCTGAACCGATCATTATAGGCGAAGTCAATCATCTTGACTGTAACAGTAGCCCGCTTGCCAAGCGGATACATGCTTTCATCAGCGCCAGCAATATTGACAGTGCCGCTTCTACCATCCGATGAGATAAGCGCAGGGAATACGCGCGACCCTTTCGGATAGCTGCTAGACGGCTCAATGAATGTATAGGTGAGTGTTCCCGGATCGTATGCCGCCGTGTATTTGCAGGTATTCCAAGTGTTATAGCATTTACGAACCGTGCTACCAGACAGCGAAGCCAGACAAAGCCCCGCACCGAATGTCAGGTCGCAATAGTCTACATCAATCTCAACCTTAGTGACTGGCTCATACATTCAAAAGCGCCTTGACTTCAAAGTCAACCTGTGACAATCCATCGCCTTCTGACCATGATACATTCATAATATCGCCCCCCTCAGGACGCCAGCAATAGCCCATGTCTTTTGGGATAACAGAAGGCCCGCCGCAATAAAAGAAAGCGCGACCGTTGTTGTAGGCATCTTCGAACGCAAGCAAATCGACTTCCGAGAATGACCGATCTACAAGCCCGCAATTTACAGTAGTCCCTGCCCCACGCTTGACGGGGCGATTAGCTCGAAGTTGCCCGCCAATAGTCACATTGGACAGTAATTCCACTTCCTTGCCATGGTGGATTGGCTTGTGGCCCGACAGCGGCGCGACAGGAAACGCCAGCCGCTGCCCGAGTTTGATAATTCCGATGGCAGCAGGTGCGCCTGAGATAGTGACACGATACCAATCATAGGTGCGGTCTTCGAAGAACGCGAAAATGTCGTCATCCGTTGCAGGCGTGGTGGTGGAAATGATATTCGCCCAAGACACGCCATCAAGGGACCCTTGCAGCGCATAGGATGCACCACTGCTAGCCATGGTATGAGAAGCAATGCCGAAGCTATTCACCATGGCGTTCGCTGGCAATTCCACGATGATTGAAGACGGCACTGATGATTGCAACCACCAAGACGTGCTTTCGTCATCAAGCACATTTAGGGCCTCACTCCCCGTAACCTGATTAGTCCAAGTCACAGTGCCATCTTCAAACACGCTGGAATACAGCACGTTGATTTTATCCATGGATGACGGCGAACCTACGATTTGAATTGTCATGCTCTTTCCCAAATAACCCGTGTGCCGTTCTGACTGGCCGCAAACACTTGCTGCAAGATAGGCTCAACCAGATTGATAACCCAATCCTCTCCCATCAATTCAATCCGCGTGACACGATCCGGTTCCGCAGCCGTGGCCGTCGCGGACGTAGCCGATGATGACGCGCCGCCGCCGCTGCTACTGCCGCCGCCACCCTTGATTGCGTTAACAGCGCCAAGACCCGCCGCTAGGATTTTCCCGGCCCAAGCAAATCTAGCCCAAGGCGTAAGGCCACCATCACGCAAAGCCTTGGCATAAGCGCCCCATGTATCAATCAACGCTTGGGCCGCGACAAACGATCTCTGAATGCGCAATAGACCATCAAAACCGGACCCGCTAAGGCTATACATCTCCCCGAAAAGCGCGCCAGCGCTGGCGATGGAGAACTCTTGATAGCCCTCATTGAGTTTCTTCTTGCGGTCTAGATATTCAGCTTCAAGATCAATCAGAGCGTCTTTGTGCGCCTGCTCCCCAAGGATTTCAGCCGCCCGCCGATCCTCAAGGATTGCAAGATTTTCCTCATACCAAGCGTCAACGGTTTCCCGCTCAGTCATCAGGCTTTCGATCAGCCGTTGCAGATTGTCCGCATATGGATCAGACCCGCCGCCCCCACCGCCCTTGGGAAGCTCTGGAATAGTCTGAGGCGGCAACAAGTCTTCACCTGAAAGCCCATGCTTGAAAAGCGGAATGCCATACGTCATTCCGGCGGCAACGCCTTCCGCCTGCTTCATTGCGCCGATCATGGACAGAATTTGGCGGGCCGCATTGATGGCGTTTTCACCAACCGCCAGCATCTCAGGCGGGATTTTAGCGCCTTCCTCTGCCGCAGATACCAACGCTTCGCCAAGCTGCTCCATGGCTGCGGCTTTTTCGGTATCAGATGCCGCGCGGTTAACCGCTTCCATGGCATTAGCTAGTCGCGTTGCTTGGACCAATGATAGCCCGTAATCTTCCGCAAGACCCTGAATTACGATTTGCGCAGTTTCAATGCTTTCTAGCCGGTCTTCCTCGTTCTGATAAATCCGCTTTGTAAGGCTTTCTATAACGGAAAGTTGGCCGATCATGCCATCAAACTGGCCGCCGATTGACGCTTGAACTTCAGCAACTTGTCTTGCAAAATTGATCTGCTCAATTCTCGCCATAAGGTCAAAAATGCGCTGCGCTTCGACAGCTTGCGTTCCAAACTCACCAATCAGGCCAGATACACCGGATTGCAGCGATGCCTGAGCGGCCTTGTATGCGTCAACAGATGCAGTTAGTTCGTCAACCTTCTTTGATGTGTCCTTAGCGGTTTCGCCAAAGTCCATAAACGCAGGTATAACCGAAAACGCAATAGCCGCTGCCGTGCCGATCAAAGACCCGTAAAGGCCAAGCTTGCCAGCGAAACCAAGCGCGCCCATCAACTGCGGGAATTGTTGCGCAAACGCCACCAGTGCTGACTGCCCGCCGGCAACCTGAACAGCAAAGTCTTGGATTTGGAATGAGGCGTTCGTAATGCCGTTAGTTAGCATAGTGCTACCACGAGCAACAGCGCCTTGCGCGGCGTCCACAGCAATCATCTGCATGCGCAGGTTTTCTAGCGCCACAGCCGCCTGATTTTTAGAAATAGCCCCAAGTTCCAGCGCGCGCCGGATTTCGTTCTGGCCAGCCTCAATCTGCTTGGACGCCGCATACATCGGAATATATTTAGACCGCAGTTGATCAATTTCCGTTGCATACTTCTCAGCGGCGGCGGCAGTAGAGATAAACCTGCCACGTTCATCACGCAGCAGGTTGGCGGACGCCGCTTTCAGGCTTTTAGCACCACGCTCAGCTTTGACCGCAGCCGCAGACATTTTATCAAGATCGCCAGCCGCCGTGCGCGCCTGCGAACTGTCAATCTCATATCCAAGCTGCGCAATATCCGCCATTACTTCCGCCTATTGTTGCCTCGCGCCTGCTCAGTGGCAATTCGCCTCTTTTCATTCGCCGCAATTTCATCGGACAATGTTGCGCGGAATTTGCAGTCCATCTGGTGCAGAGTATCTCGCTGCCATGGAAAAAGCAAAATGCCCTTGCCATCAGCCCAATCCGTAATAAGCCCCGGAGTTACAGGGTCACTGCGGTCTTTCGTGTATGACCGCAATTCCCAGAACCATCCCAGCAGATACAGATATTCATGGTCTATCCAGAGTTTCGGTGATTTGTGCCCAACACCAGCTCTAGCATTCCGTTCCCTGCGCGTTTGATCATTATGATCCTTGGTGTCGTATTTCGCCCAAGTCTCAATATACCTTACGCAGTGGGCACTGGCTTCTGCAAAAAATTTGCGACAATCGACCCCGCCGCAATGATCTGATCAACGATCCAATTGGCAGACCGATGATTAAACACATACCGCTTGTTTTCTTCGGTGCATTCAGGATCATCCGGCAGATCACCAAATGAGTTTCCGCCCCAATCCCAACGCTTTACAGCCGCAATTCACTTCTCGATTTGCGATTTATTTTCAAGCGCCATAACATCATCGGCGGTAATGTCCAGATCAACGCCGGACTTCTGAATTCGCGTCATCATGATAGATGCACGATTGACCTGATCAATCCGCTGGACTTCCGGCGCGTCAAATGACGTAATCCACATGGTTACGCCAATATCCTTCGCAACCATCCGGCCCTTTTTATCAAGCGACTTGACTTTCAGGTTGACAGGAAAAGTATCATCGTAGTTTACGATTTCAGCAATATTTGCCATTGGTATTCCCTCCTAGGAATTATGTGGCGGGGCCGAAGCCCCGCCTAGTTAGATAGCTTCCGGCTCAACCTTGATCGGTTCTTGGCCGTTGATTTCGATAGGATACGTCATGTTCACGAAGTCCTCAACACCGCCGCCAGCGTCAACACCACGGCCAATAAGCGCGCGGAAATACACAATCGTATTCGTGGTAGTGCCAGTGTTGGGGCTGTCGGTGTATTCGCGCTTGAAAGCATAGTTGTTCTTGGTGCGCGATGCCGTATAAAGCGCATCCTGCCCGGCGTCCGAGTAGTCATTGCCAACCACGACTTCCGTGCTGTTGCCGGTGATAACGCCCTTTTTCTTCTGCCCGCGACCAGTGGTCACGTAGTCCTGCTGGACAATGTTTTCAGTCTCACCGATGGTAGGCATGGTGACAATTTGACTGATCGGAACCCACGTCAGGGCTTCAAACTGAATTTGGGTCAGGTCGGAATTCTGCGCGGTGGCACAGATAGACAGGATGCCCCCTTGGTTGATTGTATCTGCCATTTCAAGCCCTTACATGAAGCGGCAGAGCGCCGCAGAAAGATGATTGACAAGATACAACGCATGATGCTATGCTGCAAATCAGCCGCAAACACAGGAGGTTGTGATGGTGAAACTTGAAGTTGGGAAGCATTACAAGACGCGGGAAGGCGAGAAGGTCGGACCTATGCGTCTTTATAATAATGGCTTCTTTGATGTTTCTGATACTGGCCCCCATAGAAATTGGTTTTGGGACGGAGATGGAACTGGAATTGGCAGCCCGGGCATCATCGCAGAATGGCCAGAAGAACCCACAGGCCCCGTCCTCACCGTGACGCGCAAAGAAATCGTGCCGGGGGTGTATGGCGCACTAACTGTGGAACGTGAAGGACTGTATCGCATCATGACTAGCGACCCCACCGAACTCCGCGCCGCAATCGCAACGCTCACCGAAATTGCAGACGCGATAGAACCCTAGCCGCTAGCCCGCCACCGAACATTGACCGGATAACGCATCCGGCCTGTATCCTGATATGGCGTGCCTACAATCTTAGGGCGCGCCATAATCCTTACCGTGCAATCGTCATAGGTATACGCAGCACCCTTGCCAAACCAATCACACACCTTGGACGCAACGCCAGCGCCTTGCGCATACGTCCATCCCATAGGTGCCATGACCGCGATATTCAGAACGCCGCGATATTCATCAACATCGCCGCTGCCGACAAAGCGAGTGTCAGCATCAAGCCGAACATCAGTAACGATAACATACGGCTGATCAACAGGATGGGCTTGCGGCGCATCAGGCGAATAGAACACATCACACACAGTCCAGCCGTCAAGCCGCGACTTGAGCGCTAGGTAAATCTTGCTGTCTATCAATGGGATTTGGGTCACCGCAACATACTCCATCCATTAACTTTTTCTTTCAGGCCTCTAGTCATCAAAGACAACCTCCCCCTGTCAACATTAAATAGCCTTCTTAACGACAATTCCGTTGAAAGGTAAATTCCATGCTCATCATGGACAAACCAATGAAGTTCTTTTTTAGTTGCAGGATTTAAATGTCCTTTTCGTTTACTAGACATTTTGGCTTTAGTTTCTGCTGACGCCTTCTTGCCGATATTAGCAGATTTCACAGCCTCTATTTGAGAGGGTCTAAGTCCATTAGCATTTGGATTTCCAGCCCCTCTCCACCTATCCCTAAGAATTTCTTTGTTTTCATCAGACATTTTGTTCATTTTTCTAAACGGACGCAGCCTATCAATTACATCATCAGGAAAGACATAACCGCAAACCCCCTCTCCGCCATCAGTTAGGTTGCAAAGGCTTTCACGCCCATAGAACGAAATCATCGCACGTTCAAAACTGAACGCACATTGCTCGTTATGGAAACGTGCTACGATCTTTACATAGTAACCATTCTTTTTTACTATGTTTTGCCAATGTGGGTTTGATCTACTTTTGGACCATGCGCGCTTTCCATGGCCTTTACCAACGTAAAAAACGCTGCCATCTGTAGCACGGTGATGTGTGTAAACGTAAAACTTCTTTTCCATAAAACGACTATATCACATAGCGGTAGATGAACGCAAGCGTGATGCGGCGTTTCTCATGATACTGACGTATCTAGAGCCAACATCTTCTACCCAGAATTTTCCGGCCTGCGAGTAAAAGCGACCCAAACTGTCATGTCCGGTAAAGCCATAATTCTGGCGGAGCGAATATGGGGCCGTGTAAACAATCGTTGCTTTATCCCCAAGCTTTAGTGACCCGATCACGTCAAGCGCTCTAGTGTCATTATATACACTGCCATATTCAGCATTTGGCCCAGCCGGAATAGACCCATTTTTTCCGACAACCATGCTACTGCGCAGGTATCCGCTCAAGATAGGCGTTGCGTCACGCAACGCAATGAAGAAGTCCAGCGTCCCGATCTGAAACGCTTCTTCGCTGCGCTGGATTGTTTCCTTGGTCCATTTGTTGACCGCGCTGGAAAACCCGCGACTGACGCCTAGGTTGCCTTGTCTTATCCGCGCCATCCCCTCAGCCCCTTCTTGTCAATCGAATATCGCGCTTGACAGAGGCAGTTGATTATCTCACCAGCCCCTGCCCCCCATGATGTATCATGCGGATGCATGAGTGCCGCCCCACTCGGCAACACAAATGGAACCTGCATTCCCCGCACAGTTGCCCCGTGGTATGCCTGATGCCATGGCCGATCATGGACAGCACGGCCAGTATGACGCCATTCCCTGATAACAAATTGCTCAGGAATGCCGGTCTTTTCTAGCGCCTGTTTCCACACCTCATACTTGCCTTCCTCA